GTGTTGGATAATATGGAAGATGATGAAACCGTTCAGGCAAAGAATATCACCGATTTTTTCACAGGTCTAGAAGTGGACGGACTCGGTGGTGGCAATGTGAAAAAAATAATGAATGCGGGTTACACGACGGTTCCTGTGATTTTGAAAATGACGAAGGACGATTATGCAAAAGTGGACGGTTTTAAATCGAAAATGGTAAATAAAATATATGATGGAATCCAGGCCCAGGTTGAAAAGGCGTCGCTGGTAACAATTATGGCATCGTCAAATAAGTTTGGTCGCGGCATTGGCGTGCGAAAAATACAGCCGATTATGACTGCCTATCCCAAAATATTAACCAGCCCGGAAACAACGGATCGCAAAATCGAGATGTTACAAACGATTGACGGGATTGGAAAAGAGAACGCGAAAAGTTTTGCAACCAATATTCCTGTGTTTTTGGAATTTATGAAAGAATGCGAGCTAATGCATAAAATCGCGGATTCTACTGTTGCACATGCCAAGTCAGCAGACGTGGCCCAGCCACCGCAAACCGCAGTAAAAGCAGTCGTTCATGATGAAACCCACCCATTATATGGGAAACACGTGGTCATGACAAAGGTGCGAGATGCGGAAATCATCGACTATTTGACAAAAATGGGCGGGGTTTTGGACGATAACATTAGCAAAAAGACGTTTGCACTTATTGTAAAGTCGCTTGACGACGTATCAAACAAAACCAAAAAGGCGGTTGCCGAAAAAATTCCCATAATGACGCCGGAAATGTTCAAGAAAGAATACATGAACGCTTAATAATCCGGATTTGATAAACATTTTTCGAATAAAAATGTTTATGAACGAGCCATAATGACAAATCTGCAAGGATTTACACATACTTTGTGTAATATTCAGGCATCTTATCGATGTTCATATGTACGTGTGCTTGTACTTCGGTTGACACCGGAACAATGAACTGTTTGAATATGTTACGAGAAAGTTGGTGTTCGGGTGTTTGATTATGAACTGTGCGTGCAATCATTTTATACAATTTGAAATTGGGATAACGTTCGTCGCCATTTTGTTTATATAGTATATTTTTCTTATTGTCATCCAAACACCAATCTTGTATTAATTGTTGCAAATCATCGTAACTTTTTGGATTATCGTCGTCGTCGATTACAAAATCATACAGCGAACACCCTAATCTACACAAATCGAAGCTATAATTGGGGTCCAATCGAGGTTTGCTTAAATCCATATATGGTTCACAGTTATACTGGGTTGATGCGTCGCCCAATGGCGCAAAACTATCGCTGCATAATCGACGACCGTTATAGTTATAAATGGCCCTGCCAAAATCGATTAGTTTGAATATTTTGCCATACGTAGGTACCTTGTATATTTTACGCTTATATGTGTAATATAAGAATGCTTCGTTTGTGTTGACATACATGATGTTATTCGTATGCAAATCATTATGTGTAAATTGAAAGGCGGTTTGATAGCATAAGAGTGTCATTACAATTTGCATGAGGGCGGAGGTAGCTTCTTCTTTGCTGAGCGAGTGCTTGCTGAATAGTGAATCTAACGTGCCATCGCATTTTTGTAGTGCGATACAGTGCACTGGGAAGTTCTTTATGTAGGCGTAACACGCGTCGGGGTCGGTATACGATTCGTCATCGTCATCTTCATCGTCATCCTCATCTGCATCACTGCTACTTTCATCGAATTCGCTATCATGTTCATCATCGTCGTCCGTATCCCAAACGCTTTCTTCGCTGCTGCTATTATGGTCACAATCGCTCGACTCGCTGCCTGAGCATGTTGCAGTTGTTTGACTACTATTTGAATCATCCGATGACCCCGACGTATTTCGTGAGCTATGTTTACTTTCTATATTTGGGTTTGTGTATACTAATTCCGTGTCCGGGTTGGCATCGGCCTCCTGCATAGTCAACTGCGATACATCATCCGGAATAAGAGATATAAAATCTTCAATCATAACCGCAGATATGTTACGTTTAGGCGTTTCTAGTACTTGAAGTCGAGGTTTATTGCCATGCGACCCATAATTAAAAAACCCATCATTATCCACATGCGATGTCTTAAACAAAATTTTGTTATTTTTATTGAAAAATGCAGAACATTGCAAATAATCATAATCATCCGTAATATCCATTTTATATTGTTCCTGGATCCCAGTGAACGACCCGTAAAAATCGACACCGTGCACGAAATTATGGGTATTCAGGAGCTGGCTGGACAAATAACTAAAGAAACCATCCACATACGCCATGTTGTTGTAATCCTGTATTTTCATATGTACGTTTTCATTCGTCAATGATGGCAAATTGCCAATCGGCTGTTTGCATGATTCATATTTACCCACCATGTATCGAATCGGGTCTAATAACGGCGAATACTTAATAAATACCGGGCGGGAAACGACGTCTTTCGTGTTTAATCCAACAACTGTATTCATATCAACCAAATGATGTGCATGGTTTAATGATATGCGATTATAATTGGACTCATCCAAAGAAAACCACAAATCGTAAATTGGATTATAGTTTTGCACGGATTCAATGTGAAATGGCGAATACTTGGCTTCAATATCTTCGGCCGAAGTAACATCCCCTGTCTTATCTAAAATATTCATTTGAACCGTTTTGTGTTTCGCGTAATGTATTGTGAATTTAGGAATTTCATTTGACATGATTATGGTCGAATCTGTATAAGTGGTGAGTACATATTTTTCACATATTCTAAACTAATGTAATTTGCTTGTGTATGATTTATGGCGGCCAGCACGTTTATCCTAAAAATACATTTTATATCTACTAATGTATACATAAAATACTATGACATTGGAACTAAAAAAATTCAATATGCGTGAGATTACGTTTAAACCCGATGAAAATAAAGGCCCTGTGGTGGTTTTGATTGGTCGACGTGATACTGGTAAGTCATTTTTAGTGAGAGACTTATTATTTTATCATCAGGATATCCCAATTGGCACGGTTATTTCCGGAACAGAAGCAGGTAACGGGTTTTATGCTTCTCATGTACCTAAACTATTTATTCATGAAGAATATAACTCTGTTCTCATCGAGAACGTTTTGCGCCGACAAAAAACTGTGTTAAAACAGGTAAACAAGGAACTTGAAACATATAAGCGTACAACAATCGACCCGAGAGCGTTTGTCATTTTAGATGATTGTTTATATGATGCATCGTGGACTCGCGATAAAATGATGAGACTGTTGTTTATGAATGGTCGTCATTGGAAAATCATGCTTATTATTACCATGCAATATCCTTTGGGTATCCCCCCGAATTTGCGTACAAACATCGATTATGTTTTTATATTGCGAGAACCGTATTTGACCAATCGTAAACGTATTTGGGAAAATTATGCGAGTATGTTTCCCACATTGGAGTCGTTTTGTGCTGTTATGGATCAGTGCACAGAGAACTTCGAATGTTTGGTCATTAACAACAACGCGAAATCGAATAAACTGAATGACCAGATATTTTGGTACAAAGCCGAAAATCATCCAACCTTTCGTTTGGGGTCCAAAGAATTTTGGGAAATATCTAAAAATATGGGGTCAGATGACGAAGATGAGGCATATGACCCAAGTAAATCCAAAAAGAAGAGCGCTCAAACCATCAATGTGAAGAAAACAAAATGGTAGGTCCGTACAAATCAATCGCTGTCATAGTCTGTATTTGATCCGGATGTTGCGATTTCCATATGTATAGCCAAGTCATCCTCATGAACCGAGTCCTCTTCTGTACTCGATTCATGGACAATGTCACTAACATCGTCACTGTCAGCATTGACATCTTCGTCTACATCGCGTAACATGCTTAGTGTTTCTGCATCATCATCATCATCATCATCATCATCATTATTGTTTACAATATGCGGGTTGATATTGCCATCATCATCATCATCATCATCATCATCATCATCATCATCATCATCATCGTCGTTATCATCATCATCGTCCAGATGCGGAATCAACGTACTATGTGGTAACAATGGATAAAATGACATGCCCGATTCCTTTTCTTCATCCGGATTGTCTTCAATAATGGCGGTATGACACGTATCATAATTCTTCGAAAATGGCAGTGTTACATATTGCGCATATCGCATATCGTATACATATTCTAGTGGTAGCAATTTTGTTTTTTTAAATCCCATTTTTATGAATTTGCGGCCAAATGTAGGTGATATTTTATGAAACCTATCCAATTGATATGTCAAATTGTTCATGGCACTGCCCTTTTCGGTAATGTCCAATGCATATGTAGAAGTATAAAATAAATGCAAATAGGGTGTCATCGCGCGAAATAATACGTCATTTGGAAAATCCGGGTCTATGTATATTTTTTTGGTCGTACTAATGCAGTGGTCGTTGTACTGGCGAATCATGGTATTTATATCCCGTCGCCGAATGGTGGTGTTATTCGTCTTTATCATCGAACCAATATGCATTTTTCGAATGAGCGCCTCGTTATTATCCCGAAACAGTTTCAAATGAAAATTATACAGGAAATATTGATGAAAAACGGTCGGCAACGTAAACATGCGATGCTTCATGAAGAAATAAATCGTGTACAAATGAGATTTGTCGAACACCAAATTATTGTATGGGTTCTTAATCGGCAATGGCTCGGAATAAATATATGGTGAATGGGTTAATGCAGTTTCAACAATATTCGTCAAATCGCTTTTCGTAAACAAGTATTTTTTCCCAGCATGCAATAATGGCAACACAAAATATTGGCCGGGTTCAATCGGGTTCAACAATAAATCGTGTTTGATTGTATATGTTGCTCGATTCCACTTCCATTTATATGCGAATTTACATAGCGCTTGATAGTGGCGTTGCGCATCGCAAAATTTGTTGATGAATTCGGCTTTATAATCGGGGCTGTAAAACGGATTGTTAAACGTATTTTTAATATATGCATATTTCGTGCTTACATAATTCGCGCGGGCATGAACATAAATCGATATAAATATGGAATATAATACATAAATAATATCACCACACCGATTGGCCCCTCGAGGTAGATTAGCTGTAAAATATTGAGCACTTGTAATGTAGTCAAATGTTAAGAATTCGACAGGTTGTTCATCGGTAAGAATATATTTCCTGTATATTATATCGCAAAATGTTGTCATATGATGTCTTACATTTAATACATCATAATTTTTATACCCTTTAACAGTTTATTTTCTATTGTTGACTACGATTGTGGGCAGTTAATCGACACTCTCGAGTGTGTCCACCAAATTGCTGTTCTGTTCCAGCAACAACTCGTTGCGTAGTTTGGTAGATTCGGCATCGGCCACATCGCGCTCTTCGAAGTTCACCGTCTCCTTTACGCCCACCAAATTTCCATCCGCGTCCATTGTTTGTGTGAGCACGTTTCCGCTCGCCTTCGCCTTCTCGATATTCTCCATAATCGCCTTCTTCTTTGTTTCGCGAACGCGCTCTTCAAATTCCTTCTTCGCCATTTCCTCGTTCTTCATCTTCTCCTTGTGCAATGCGTTCAACTCCTCTTCCATGTGTTCTACGCGACCCGTCTTATACGCATCCGGATCCCATGGAATCCACACGCCCACCGGACCTACGAAAATATCGTGGTTGGGGTCATGCTCACGCAACTTCTTGCACTTCTGTTCTGCCTCTTCTTGAGACGCAAAAACACCGCGCACCTTGAGCCCTCGCACCGATGTTTGGAAGGAATGGTCTCGGTTGAACTTCTCGTTCAACGCGTCTTCTTGCTTGTCCATGAAATTCTTGTAATCGTCTTCAATGCCACTTTTCTTTAGCTTTGATGATTCCTCCTTTACGAAATCGTTGAAATCCGCGATAAGCGTCTCCACATTCATATTGTGTTTATATGCAACGAAATGGATGAATTCGAAGTATCGCTCCATAGATTTAGAAAATTCCCAGTTCTTGATGAATTGGTCGAATAAATACACTTCACGCTTCTTCAAAATTTTTTCGGGGGAGACAAACGACAGGCATGCAAATTTCTGTCCCGCGAGGGGAGCATCTTCATCGCACAAATCTACATATTTAGGATTCGTAGATCCATTTTCCAGGGTTTTCTTCTCGAATGACGACATTATATGTTTTATTCCAACATTATATTTAAGTGTTTTCTACATAACATAATATTTGTATATCGAATTTTGGATATTGGCGATTTCGTTTCAATTCATTTAGAATGAATTATTTCATTTCATTACATTTAGAATGAATTATTTTATTTTAATATAATATATATTCGACATGACCGAAATGTTTGACATGAACGAGCTTTTGAAGCGTGCCATCAAATACTTGATTGAGGGTTTGGCTGTGGCGATTTGCGCGATGTTGATCCCCAAGAAGGCGTTGAGTGTTGAGGAGATCATGGTTATTGCCTTGACTGCCGCCGCCACATTTAGCATCTTGGACGTGTTTATTCCCTCCATGGGATCCAGTGCCAGAAACGGTGCCGGCATGACACTCGGTAGCACATTGGTGGGTGGTATTCGCATTGCCGCTTAAGCCTTGCATTGAAAATTATACCAGCGAAGATTTAAAATGGAACGCTCCATAGGAGCGACATTTCAAAACGTTACTGGTATCTGGTCATTGAAGAATTAAAATGTCCCATTTTAATTTTTCAATGATTTAATATTTTTACATCACATTATGTAATAATATTACAATAGTTTGTTGATTTGGCCAGTAGACTGATCAAATCATACGGTTGGGAAATATTCCCAGTCGAGGTCATTACACACCTTTTTCCATATCATATCCTGCTCTAACTGCTTCTCGCGGTCCTTCATCATGGGAATATAGGGCAAATATTGGGTCTGGTCCAATAACACGCATAGTTGGTGTAATGTATACGTGTAGTTGAAGAAATTGGTCCGGTTAGGCGGGCAGTGAACCGCCCATGGTTTTTGAATTTCAATAAAGAGAACACATAACGTCTCGTGTAACTCTTCGTTCATAATGGGGGGTTTAATGCCGAACAGCGAATTAATATATTGAATATGTTCGAAATACTTGTTGAAACCGAGTTTCCGCAACATTTCGCGCATTTTGTCGTAGTTTATAAGGGACACGTCCTCGATTCGCTCTTTTTTAATGCGCGCCTTGATTGCGTCAATCACTTCATCGGGTATTTGTGTGGTTTCTTTGGCTTGGAATTGGGATAAAATTTCTTTGAAATGGTTGAGACGGATATAGGCCGTGTAAGACACCTCATTCGGTGGCTCTTTGTTGGTCGGTTTGGAACTATCGACGATATAGGTGATGAATTTGCCACATGCAGTGTTGTTGCAAATCAATATACCTTCTTCGTCTTGAGGAATGAGTTCTCCGCGCAGACATGTTTCACATACGTCGGTCGAGACGATGAAGTCTTGGATATTGGCAATCTCATTGGTGACATTTCGCCAAAAATGTTGGTAAGATTGCTTGGATTTTGCGTATTTGTCATTATTGGGGTCGGCCGCCGACGATTGTGTGGCCTTGATTTTAAAGAAAGAATTGAGAACATTGGAGTTTTGGTTGAGTGTATTTGAATCGACGGAGATTTGCTTCTTTTGCTCAAAATAATCGAAAATGTGTTTGGAATTATTCAGTAAATACTCCTTCTTTTGTCGCGCTAGGGATTTCACTTCTTGCTGGATGTATTTGATTCGGTCGCGCATGTCCATGTACTCGTCATATTGGCTTTTCGACAGGGTTTTGATTTTCTCTTTTAGGTTCTCCTTTTCCTCAATAAGTTTCGGTATGGTTTCAGTCTCTATTTTGTGGAATCTATCTAGGAGTTCGGTATGTTTGATGTCAATTGTATGTAGGCCGGGCGTTTTTTGCGGATTGCCCTTCTTTTGATTTGAATTCATGGAGAACTAGTTTACTATTAGTTATCTATGTGTTTTTATGTTGCTTTTTTTGAATTGGATTATTTGAGGATTTATTTTTTCGGTGACGTTTTTTTGTATATCGTTTTTTTGCGTAATGCCTATGTGTACGTCGCTTATTGTTTGCATTTTTGCCGCCAAATGGTCGTTGTCGTTTGTTTTCAATATTCATTATCTCCATGTATTGAGCAGTTCTCCTGTCAGCATCACTTATAAATTCTGCAATTGGAGAACATGAATAATCTATAATATTCATTTTGCATTTGTCATGTCCAACTATATTTTTTATAATAAATATCAAGTAACTTAACCGTATACATAAAATGTCTTCGGTTGACGACACTGTAACTTTCCAGTTTTTCATTTTTTCAATTTTAGTTTTATCGTTCTTCGAAATACTTGATATTGGTTGCCATGGTGAGAATGCAGATAATAAATTAGCTATGGCGTTTTCGCTATGATCTGGTTCACCAACAGTATTGAAAATTTGTGCAAATTTGATTAAATCCCCGCGTTGTAATAAATTCAAGTTTGGCAGACTCTTATTCACAGGATAGATTAAATCTAATGTAGTATTATCTATTTTTTCATGCACGGAAATGACATAAATACCAATAACATCGGGTAAAATACATTGCATCATTCTATCAAGAAATCCGTTTATGCCCGTTCCAAACGCTTTATCATACTGGATATTATCAAATATTGTGCAACTATTTTCACTAGTTTCTTCATCGAAAACCCTTTTCATATAATCCGCATATGCCGGACGTATACGATCTGCCGCGGTTTGCATGACCTCGATAGTTTGTTTATTTAAATTCTGTTGAAATATATCATTTAAAGTATCGAGATGAATGGCCCGACTATCATTATCCCCTAGTCCTGTTTCGCTAAAATCACCTGCTAAACTTAATAAATGTACGTTTTCAAAAATATGCTGTTTCTCGTTTGATATATTCAATTCAATTACTGCTCCGTGCATCATAACAACAATCGTAATTATATAAGAGCCAATATCAATACACTCTACCATTCGTTAAAATAAGTGTATATTTTATTCTCTGCCACCGATGTCATATTACAAAAACTTTTGTAAAAAATTGAATTGGGCCAACAATGTAGTCCGAATGCATCAAAAGTAATTAACAATCAGTTATAAATGTCGGCTTGCAATAGTATGGAAATGACGGGCACAATGGTTGGCGGAGGTGGGAGCTGGGTCTATGCAAACACATATGAGGTGTTTACACTATGCATGTGGGTTTCTATCGTGGGTGGGGGGATTTATGCAGTCTGTTGGGCCAAGAAACGGTTTACACAGTTGTATCGCGACATTGGCAACCAACAAGAAGAAATCATGGCATACACGAGTGTGAAAATAGATAATTTCATGGACAAATACAATGATGTTCTCAATAAACTCGAAGACGAGTGTCTACAACTACGCGGACATGTACTCGAACTCGAAAAACGGGTTGCATATTTGCAGGCGATTGTGCCGACTGAAATCACGATGAAACGTATTCGCGACGATGCGAATGCCAATTATGCGAATTTGGGTCAGCGTATTAGCAGTCTACAGAGCCAACATATTCGAGATATACATGAATTGAATGACATTCATCATACGAAGCGTGACGAATTGGCCGCAACTGTATCCACGCTAACTGCGCGATTGGATTCTCTCATAGAAGGCGGTGAATTAAATAATACCAAGCTGAACGTCAGGGTCGACGACCTAATCAGAGACTATGTATATTTTATCCAATGTGTTAAGCAAGATTACGCACGTCAGTCTACGTGTGATGAATTGAGCACAAATATATCGAATCTAACCGCGCGCTTTGATTCCCATTTAGAAAACTATTTATTAACTGCCCGATATGTTCAAGAAGACGACGAATATAAACAAGTGCTCATTGGATACAGACGTTATAATGTCAACAATGGATGCTACGAAGACCCGATATTTTGTCCAAGATACACAATCGATTTTGATAAATATATGGGACATCATTCGTTTCTATTATTAGATGGTCTTGCCCAACTGCCAAACCACAAACCATTTAAATTTGCGGATTACTATTTCAATAGTCGCACTGTTAGTAATAGTTGCAAACCTGTATCTATATTTATTGACCTTCATTGGAACATTATCGCACACGCCGCTTCAAATTATCCAGATGAGATTGCAACCAACCATTTGATAAATGAAACGTATAACACCGCTTACCAAAAAGTACAGGAATATTGCGAAAAGATTGGGGTTAAATGTGTGTAATCATAAGAGCGGTGAAAAAATAAAAAACGTGTACCTAATGTTATACGTTTTTTCTTTGTATAATGGTGTAAATGTTTAATTGCATGTCCAATTTATGGATCATTTTTAGTTTGTTTTTCTGGAATGTTGGTTTTTGCGCGTTTGTTTATGTTTGATATAGGAAACACGCTTTGTTCTGTTTTTTGAGTGACGTTTATTTAACCGGCTGCCACCTCCATCGAGGTCGGAGACTGTGTCTAGAACTTGGGCTAAGGCTTCACCTTTACCTAATACCCGTTCTTCACGAGCATTGGTTGCTGCCGATGCGGCTGCTGGTGTATCATTTTTCCTAGCCATTTTACCAACACGATATTCACTCGTTGAACTATCCCGTTTCCTCGTGTTCGGTGACGCAGTAACTACTGCGGGTTGTGGTCTAGGCGGTAGCGTGCGCGGAGTCTCGACAACTTTTACACCCGTTTCAGCAAATTTTGTGGCAATATCATCAAGTGTTTCATCAGTTAATTTTGGAAGACCTTCGTTTGTTGATTCTAGAGTATCGTACATTGATTTTGATAAATTGACCATTAATTCTTCAAATATGTCACGGTCGCTTTCATATTGTTTAAACAATAATTGACTATATGTATTACCAATGTATTCTACAATGACGTCACAATATTTTAGTATTCGGGCATTAAATTCGGCATCTGTTTCGCGATCATCTTCCTCATCATCTTCGTCGTCATAATCGACATCAACTTCGGCTTCCCCAATTAAATTATACCAGTGCAAAATAGGAGTAGCTTTGACATCTGTTTCAACAATCATACCATTATCATCATGCGCACCTTCCTTCTTGTCCGCATTATCCTGCGCACCTTCCTTCTTGTCCGTATCATCCTGCGCACCTTCCTTCTTGTCCGCATTATCCTGCGCACCTTCCTTCTTGTCCGTATCATCCTGCGCACCTTCCTTCTTGTCCGCATTATCCTGCGCACCTTCCTTCTTGTCCGCATTATCCTGCGCATCCGCATCCTGCGTATCCTGTGTACCCCCTTCTCGATCAGTTTCCTGTGAATCCACATCATCATCACTACCAACTGGCCCGCCTCCTCTTTTTTTACCTATTTTCGGTTTAACTTGCGCCCGTCCCGCTTTAACAGCCTTATTGGCTCTCTTTTGCAAAGGGCTTGTAATAACATTTAAATGACCAGTAATTGCTACTATAATCTTACTCACATTGAATGACATCTTGATACGTTTTGTTGTCGCTGTATCCTTCTTCATATTTGTATTCGCAGCTTCACACCACGTTTGTGTACCGTCCTTAATATTGTCGATTACTTTGTCCCTGAATGTGCGTTTTTCGGCGGTGGTCATGACATTATATTTGTCAGTAAGTGCGTTACGAATAGGATTGTATTCAGATGCATGCTGGTCTACCCCGTTCATAGGAAATATAGCATCAACTATAGCATTAACGCCGTTATCGTCAACTTGCCACCCTTCGGTTGCATTTAATTTCACCCCTATATAATTTGATTTCCGTCTATTACATTCAACACATGCAACGTAATAGGATGCCCAATAAACCTTTGCAAATCCACTGGATGTCAACATGCCGGCTATATAGGATGCCATTATCGCAGAAACATGCTCGCAATCGCCGCATGGCGTTGTACCCGATTCATATTCGGACGGTCTGTTGAGAGCTTTAATATGTGGTTCTATGGATGTGCCAGTATAAGACATGACGTCTGTATTACATATCCAACATTTACCACATTTTACAGCGGTTTCGATATTAAATGGCACAGCTTTTTGCCTCATTTTTTTAGTGCTTTCATCATATAATAACATGTTTGTTTTAGATGTCCAAACTTTAACTTCTGGGTGATCATTTTTTGCAATGATGAGTGTTTCTGCATTGGTTAATCTACTAATTTCGGCTTGTGTTTTATAATCACTTATTCTAGGTTCATACACATCCATGCTTTGTTGTCTGCGCGCGTTTATTGCTTTTGCACACTCAGCCTCTGGTGTAGATTGTGCGATTGCAGCACGTGCTGCACTTGGATCTGCACCATAATTTTCATTTAAATAAACGTTTGCTGCATTAGTAACCTGTTCTTGAAACATCTCGGCACTTATCGTCTCATTATTTTTTTTTTTGTCAGATAATAATTTTTTCAAATAGCCCGCAAAATATTCTACAAATGATGGATTTAGTTTTTTTACCATATGTTAAGTGTTAATTATAACATATATGCACAAATAAAAACTCGTATCCTCGCATAAAACACTATCTAAACCTCATATATAACTCTAAAACGAAATCAATCCATGTCATCCCCTAAAACGATTGGTCTACCCAATCATATGCAATTGTCCAAACCGGCTTTCCAAAAGATGTTGTTCATCGCCAATGCATTGGAGCAGGGGTGGGCTATACGCAAATCGCAAGACTCCTATATTTTCACCAAAAAGCATGAGAACCGACAGGAGATTTTCCAGGAGAATTATTTAGAAACATTTGTGGCATCGAATTTGTCGGTGGATTATGTCTTAAGTAGTCCGGCATAACGATATCTTGGTACATATATGTTACGGGTCGCCGGAACCGTTTAGACATTTTGAAAAATTAGCAATTGTAACTACAAATGTAACAATTGTGAATTAATATCTCGGGTTAATATGAATACGCAGACGGTTTATGAGAACTCCATGTATTTTATTGGGGGTATCGGGAATTTCGTCACGTGAATCATTTATTTAGGGGTGTTTCCAAAAATAAAAAGGAATGCTTTTTATTTTTCATTTTCATTTTATTTTAATTAATTCATTTCCTCCAAAATTATTTTCTTTGGATACAATATAATCCATAAAATATGGCTGGTGGTTTGATGCAACTCGTCGCCTATGGCGCCCAAGATGTGTTCCTTACCGGAACCCCCGAGATTACTTTCTGGAAGGTGTCCTACAGACGCCATACCAACTTCGCCATGGAGTCTATTGAGCAGACTTTCTCTGGCCAGGCCGATTTTGGCCGCCGTGTGACATGCACAATCAGCCGCAACGGTGACTTGGCTTACCGCACCTACCTCCAGGTGACTCTCCCCGAGATCAACCAGTCTATGGGTGCCAGTGCAACTGGCCCTGTGTATGCCCGTTGGTTGGACTTCGTCGGTGAGCAGTTGGTTGCCCAGGTTGAGGTTGAGATTGGAGGTCAGCGCATTGACCGCCAGTACGGTGACTGGATGCACATCTGGAACCAACTTACCCTCTCCAAGGAGCAGCAGGCTGGTTACTACAAGATGATTGGTAACACCACCCAACTTACCTACATCACTGACCCCGCCTTCGCCGCCGTGTCTGGCCCCTGCGCTGCCGGAGGACCCGCCCAGGTGTGCGCTCCCCGCAACGCCCTTCCCGAGACCACCCTTTACGTGCCTCTTCTTTTCTGGTTTTGCCGCAACCCCGGACTTGCCCTTCCTTTGATTGCCCTTCAGTACCACGAGGTGAAGATCAACATTGATTTCCGCCCCATTGGTGAGTGCTTGTGGGCCGTGACTGCTTTGTCTGGTGCTGCCAAGTCTGTTGCCTCTGCCTACCAGCAATCCCTCGTGGCTGCTTCCCTCTATGTTGACTACATCTTCCTCGACACTGATGAGCGCCGCAAGATGGCCCAGAACCCCCATGAGTACTTGATCGAGCAGCTCCAGTTCACTGGTGACGAGTCTGTCGGTTCTTCTTCCAACAAGATCAAGCTCAACTTCAACCACCCCTGCAAGGAGTTGGTGTGGGTTGTTCAGCCTGATGCTAACGTCGACTACTGCTCTTCCCTTGAGGCTAACTCCCTCTTGTTCAAGACCCTTGGTGCCCAGCCCTTCAACTACACCGATGCCATCGATGCCCTCCCCAACGCCATCCATGCCTTCGGTGGATCTGCTTCCGTCTCTGGTGCTAATGCCTTCGTGAATGCGTCTGGTCTTTTCCAGATGGCCGGTGCCAATGATAACGATGCCTCTGGCATTCCTACTGGTCAGCAGCTCGGTAACGCAGCTACTGATCTCGGCTCTGTGTTGTCTGATGCCGGTACTTTCGTGTTGGCTGAGTCTGCCCTTGACATGCACTGCTGGGGTGAGAACCCTGTGGTCACTGCCAAGCTCCAGCTTAACGGCCAGGACCGCTTCTCCGAGCGTGAGGGTTCTTACTTCGACGTTGTGCAGCCCTTCCAGCACCACACCCGTGCCCCTGACTGCGGTATCAACGTGTACTCTTTCGCTTTGAGACCCGAAGAACACCAACCCAGCGGATCTTGCAACTTCTCCAGAATCGACAACGCGGTTCTGCAGTTGGTGCTCTCCTCCGGAACTGTGTCTGGTGTCAACACTGCTAAGGTCCGTGTGTACGCTGTTAACTATAACGTTCTCCGCGTTATGAGCGGCATGGCTGGCGTAGCTTACTCAAATTGAGTTAGGGACATAAAACACGGGACCAACAAAATCAAAATAAAAATAATAAAAGTGCATTTGCACATAAAAATAAAAAAAATATAACCTTATAATCATGTTTAATTTATAAAAAGTATATAAATTAAATTACTAAAATCAATCTTCTTGTTTATTTTTACGATATGCAGCTAGTTCAGTTGCTCGCATTTTTTTATATTCTTCGTCGCCATAACGTTCTTTTAATTCCGCTCGTTGGCGTTGTTTTTTTAAACGAGCTTCTTCTCGTTTTTCTTCATCTGTCTTTTTATTTTTGTTTGCAACCATATTTCGATTACGTTGATTTCTTTTTTTTTCAGTTTCTTTTGCACGTAACACTTCAATGCCCTGTTCGCTAATAATTTTTTCTCTGTAACGTTGTTGTTTTAATCGGTTTTGTTCCGTTTTAATTAAATTTTGGTTAGGTTCAGCTATATCATTATTTACACTAGTTTCTACATGCTCTATATTATCAGTCATTGTTTCAGGAACGAAGCTGTTTGTTTGCAATTCTAATTTATGTACGATATTGAATAAATATATTTCCATGCACTTATTAAACACGTCTTCCAATATATAATTTTTTTTCATATAATTGCAATTTGCACAGCACGACTTTACATTGTCCATCATATAACCTTTGTTATTATCTATTCTGTCTATGCCATTCAGGTGTTGAGAATTACTGTTCTTCCCGCATAAATAACAATCCTGGGTTATTAAACGTAAATATTCATCTTGTGACAATGCAAAATCTAAATTCTTTTTTGACGCCCGATTCTTATATTCAGTATATGACGCCGATGTATAATCCGGAAACATTTCCGGAAATAATCGCCCGTTAATTCGTCCGTTATGTGTCAAAATATGTTCTACTCGACCGAGAAATGCATCTACAGACAATGACGCTTTCATGTAGTTACACATTTGGCAACAACTTACACAATTATCTGCGACATAACCAACTTCTGCGTTCATTCGGTCAATGCCATTAAACCCACGTTCTTGTACAATGCCGCAATAGTAACACGACTGTTCAGTTAATATTGTAAAATCGGTTAGCGACATTTTAAAGTCCAGATTTTTATCTCTGGCGCTTCGAGAATAAACACCATATTGCAATTCAACGCTATTTATTTTATTCAAATTATTAATCGCAACTTTTTCAGGGTTATTGTCTCGCCATTGCTTTGCATTTTCCGCATTTTTATTTAAATATTGGTCTACATCCGCTTCTATTTGGCGGTGTCTATAATTCATGCTCTTCAATGCGACTTTTTCGTAGTTATTCTCATTCCATTGTTGCTTTACCGCTTTTCGTTCCGGCTTCTGTTCGGCTATACGCGCCAGTTCATTGCGATGTTCCTTGTCACGTTTCATATCTTGTAGACGATTTGATTCTCTGCACGATGCGCACGTTTTCGTTTGTACGTCATTATGCCCGATAAATTGTTCTTCGTCCAATGTTTTACAACACGTTGTGCAAACCTGCTTATTCGGTTCTGGTGCAGTCGTTTTTTGGGCATATCCACGCCTGGCTCGGTCTTTTTCGCGCTCAATTACCAAACATTCTTCGCATGTAGACTTGGGATACTCAGCGTCCAATTGTGCACGGCAACCGCGTACGTACTGCTTGCATAATTTTTTGCCTAATGCAGTCGTTTCGTCGACGAAAACACATAATTGATGTTTCATGCAATATATGTTCTCAATCGATCGTTTGAATTTACAATTGTCACTAGCACATAATATCACCGCTTCTTTTGCTGTGATCTTTGACTGTTTCCCGCGTTCTTTGCAATTTGAACATGTCTTAATTCCATCTGGCAAATAATGCGATTTTTTACAGCCAGAACAAATCGACTGGTTTGCTATCATTTCGTCCGTATAGTCACACATATATGCGTGGTTTTTACAAAACCGAGTGTCATTTATTGCATTACATCTGCAACCATGGCGATTTCTATCAATTGCGAGGCAATACGACATTTTATGTAGACAAAATTCAATAGTTTATTTAATTCAATTTTTTGAAAATTTGAAAAATGGTGATATAATGTTTTTTGTTTATTGAAGCAACAAACAATATAAAGAACTCACAATATATAATGTATAGAATGAGCATAGACATTGTAAATCTCATTGAAAGCAACCCAATTACCAAGTTAAATGGTAATTATCAGTCAAAAATAGTTGAAAAGGTACAAAAACACTTTAACAATTATGAACAACAAATGTTTTTAGCAAGTTTTTATTGTTATTTGAAACACGATAACAGGAATGATTTTGTAATTGATCTGGATAACGTATGGAATTGGTTGGGTTTTAGTTCTAAATTTAACGCAAAACGATTATTAGAAAAATGTTTTACATTAGATTTAGATTATAAACAATCGCTTCTCCCAAATGAGAAGCAAACAACTGACACCAGAGGTGGTCATAATAAGGAAATATTTATGTTAAATATAAAAACATTTAAATTATTTTGTATAAAAGCCGGGACAAAAAAGGCAGATGAAATACATGAATATTTTATTAAATTAGAAGAAATTTTACAAGAAGTATTGATAGAAGAAGGCAATGAATTAAAACAACAAATTCTTCAAATAGAAGACAAAAAGAAACACGAATACGACGCCAAATTAACACAACAAAAAATTCTAGAAAGGGAAAAAGTATTGATGCAAGAATATGCAACGAGTGGTGCCCTGTTTTATGTAATCAAAGTAAAAACACATGAAAATGGTCAATATGTCATAAAGATAGGCGAAAGTCGAAGGGGGGTGTTGGGTAGATACAAAGAGCACAAAACGAAATACGAAGAGTGTTTGTTGTTAGATTGTTTCACCGTGAATAAAAGTAAAGATTTTGAAACGTTTATCAAAGAACATGAATTGGTTCGGCGAAATAGAGTAAATGACCTGCCTGGACATGAAACCGAGCTAGAACTCTTTTTAATAGGAAAGAATCTGTCTTATCAAACATTATTAGATATAATCAACACAAATATCAAATATTTCAACAACAGTGATACGCATAAGTTAGAATTAGAAGTTCAGCAACTAAAACTGATGTTAGAAATGAAAACATCGAATAACGACAACATGATAATCCAAGAGTTGCTTCAAATCGTCAAACAGTTATCATCTAAAATCGACAATCTCGAAAAAGTGAGCATAGATATCGTTTCCAAAGTGAATTCAACGCAAACTAAAACAACTACTGGGTTCAACGACCCATTAGTAACGGTCGGGCCGCGTCTCCAAAAAATCAATCCGGAAACGATGACTATCGTAAAAGTGTATGAATCCGTTGCAGAATGTTTGAAAGAACACAATTTCAGCGTTAAACGTCCAAGTATCGATAAGGCGGTGAAAGAGAATACCATTTACAACAATTATCGGTGGGCGTTTGTAGATAGAAGTTTGGACCCGAATGTAATCCATGATGTTCTTCCAACCAAAAAAACCAAAGTGCAAAATCTGGGATATATTGCAAAGATAAACGGCGAAAATACCGAGATTTTGAATGTGTATATCGACCGAAAAACCGCGGCGGCTGAAAATGGATATGCTTCTTCATCTGCATTAGACAACCCTGTAAAAAATGCATCTGTGACAAACGGACATTATTAT